GAAGCACTCACAAACTAGAAGAAATGGCATCAAGTGTTCAAGACACATTTGTTCCAATGGGATTTGCTAGAGGTGAAGCTGCAAAATTATCAGTTCAACTAACAAAATTGGCAGTAGATACAGCATCATTTAACAATGCAAGTGATGTTGAAACAATGAGAGCGTTTCAAAGTGCCATTGTTGGGAACCATGAAACGGTACGAAGATTTGGTGTTGTAATTACAGAGGCAACATTGAAACAAGAATTGTTTCGTATGGGTATCACAAAAAATATTGATCAAGTTACAAATGCAGAAAAAGTACAAGCAAGATTAAATCTTATAACTGCAGGGTTAGGCGATGCGCAAGGTGATGCAGCAAGAACGGCTGAAAGTTTTACCAACCAAACAAAAGCATTGAAAGATGAATTTTTTGATTTGTCTGTTGAAATCGGACAACAACTTATTCCTATTGCAACCGATTTGGTCAAAGTATTTAGGGATGGAATAGGTGCAACAAGGGCTTTTCTTATTGCAATTGGTTTCCTTGATGAATTTGGCGATGATCTTGCAGGTGTGAGTGCAGAATTGATCAAAGCGCAAACAGAACTTAAAAATATGCAAGAAGAATTAGAAAACATGCAGTCTTCGGGACATTCCAAGAAAAATGCCGAGGATAGAATAAAGCGAAAACAAGTAGAAATTAAACTTTTAAAAGAACAAAAAGAAGAATTACAATTAATAGCAGATATTGAGAAGGCACTTAATGCTATACCTGATGCACCTGCAGGTAGTGGCGCTTCTATTACAAAAGACATTCAGGAAGAACTTAAGAGAAATGCAATTCTTCGTGAACAAGTAAGTATGCAAAAACAATTAAATGAAGCTACGGCGAGTGGAAACAAGGTAGCAATTGCAAAAGCCAAAGCAAGAATAGCAGAATTCCCTGCAATGCAACGATCAATAGGTTTTGTTGAGTCACTTACAGAAGCAGAAAAAAAGTTAATGCTTGCAACAGGTGGATTTACAAATATTGCTGATGGTGTTGTTGTTGTCAGTGGTCAGCTCGGTTTGAGTTTAGAAGAATTACAAGACAAATATGACGAATTAGGTAAAAAGATAGAAGATATAAACCCACTTATGGATGCTCAACTAGATGCAGTACAATCACTAGCAACAAGTTTTTCTAATGCCCTTGCAGACATGCTGATGTCAGGTAAATTAAATTTACAGTCACTGGCAGATATTTTTAGAAATTTTGTAAGAACAATGATAGCAAAAGCAATTGAATTATTCTTTGTGAATAAAATATTAGGATCTATTTTTGGTCTGCCAACAACAACATTTGCTAGTGGTGCTACAGTATTAGGGCGTGTTGCCACGACTAGAGATGTAACTCCGTCGGCATCAGGTGGAGCAGCGTACGGTGGACAAGCTATGCTTGTTGGCGAAAGAGGTCCTGAGATTTTTGTTCCACATTCAGCAGGTTCTATTATGAATAGTAATAATACGCGATCTGCGCTTGGCGGTCGGGGTGGTGCAACTGTTGTTCAGAATATAAACGTTACAACAGGCGTACAACAAACCGTAAGAAATGAAATTCGTTCATTGATGCCAGAAATTGCTGCAAATGCAAAAAATGCGGTTTTAGATACCAAAAGGCGTGGCGGTAATTTTGGAAGGGCTTTTGCATAATGGCTATATCGTATCCCTTATCGTTACCTACAGCAACAGGTATAAAATCAATTACATGGACAATGGTAAATTCAGTTTCATATTCAGAAAGCCCATTTACATTTGAAGGACAAGTTCATGCCTATAATGGAGAGCGTTGGGAAGCAGATATTACATTGCCAAGGATGAAAAGAGCCAGTGCGGAACAATGGATTTCTTTTCTTGCTAGTTTACGTGGAAGATATGGCACATTTCTACTAAATGATCCCGATGCAACAAGTCCAAGAGGCACAGCTACGGCTGCAACAATAAGTGGTTCCGCAGGTGATAGAACAGTATCAGCAACAGTTACAAGTGGTGATACGCTGCTTGCAGGTGATTACCTTCAACTTGGAACAGGAAGCGATAGCACCTTACATAAGGTATTAGCGAACTTCACAGGCACAGGGAGTGCAGCAAACCTTGAAATATTCCCTGCACTGCGGAAAACACGTTCTAGCGTCTCTGCAGACCTTACAAGCGCATCTGGGCTATTTAGACTAGGTAGCAACGAAACATCATGGAATGCAGATGATGTAAGCACTTATGGAATTTCATTTGGAGCGGTTGAGGTTGTATGAGTCGGTCAATAAACGCAAATATTGTTTCAGCGTTAGCAAATCCTGAAATTGAACCTTTTTATGCGGTACGATTAGATTTTTCCACCGCAGCTCTTTATCTTTGGACTGGTTATGGTGACAAGACAATAAACAGCCAAACATATATTGGGTCAGGCAATTTACTGTCTATTGATGGATTAGAAGAAGTGAATGATCTTTCTTCTGCAGGAACAAAAATTGCACTGAATGGCATTGATAGTACAATTTTAAATTATGCACTGACTGAGGATTATCAAGGAAGGGAAGTAAATATATATTGGGGCGTTGCAGGTGTTACGCAGGTTGTAGAAGTTTTTAGTGGTTACATGGATCAAATGACAATTGTAGATAAGGGCGATACATCTACAATTAGTTTGTCTGTTGAAAGTAAGTTAATAGTTTTAGAACGTCCTAATATTAGAAGATATACAGAAGGCAGTCACGCATCTGTTATTGATACGGAAGGGTATTCAAATACAAATGACAGTTTTTTTAGATGGGTAGCTAAATTACAAGATGTTCAAGTCGCTTGGGGTCGAGAGAATGAGCGTGGCGATGAAACATCCTAATTTAGACATGTTAAACAAATATATAGCAGAAGTAAAAAATAAACCTTTTCAGTGGTTTGAGCATGATTGTTTAACATTTACCAATAATGCTTTTAAACAAATGTATGGAAAAGGTTGGGCTGATGATTGGCTTTCAAAGTATCACGAAAATGGTGAGCCGTTTAAAAGAGATAAACTTAGAAAAATATTCAATGCACAAACAATTGAAGATGCAATTGATCAAAAATTGCAGAGAATTGATTTTGTACCGCCAAAGGGGTCTTTGGTTTTAACTGATAAAGCAAGGCAATGGGTCATTGGAAAAGCAATGGGAATTGCAATTGGAAATGATGCAATATTTGTTTCAGATCAAGGACTGAATGCAATGCCAATTGAATATATTACTGATGCTTGGATTAACCCATGAAATACCAATTAGGTGATTTTACTGTAAAATATTGGAATAGTTGGGAAAGAGTTCCACGTTCACCTGCACAAATCGGCTTTGCGATTATGGGTCAACTTGGAATAATGGTAAGCACAACAGTAGCAGTTTTTGTGGGTTTGGCTACCATTGCGGCTGTTTCTTACATTGCACGAGCACTGATGCCAAAGTTTGATACAGATGCATTTGGATCAAGCAGTGGTTTGATGACCAATACAAGAACAGCAACTGCGCCTCAAGAACTTGTATATGGCACAATTCGTAAAGGCGGTATAATAACATATCTTGAGTCAACTGGAACAACAAATGAATATCTACATCAAATAATTTGTCTTGCAGGGCATGAAGTAAATCAAATTGGTGATATTTATATTAATGATCAGATTGTTAGTTTAGACTCTGATGGAAATGTTACAACATCGACATGGCAAGATAATGATGGTAATTCTACTATCTTAATAAAAAAATTTACTGGTGCAGCAAATCAAAATGTTTACACAACCTTAAATGCTCTTTCCAATGGTCCTAGTTGGGCAAATGGCGCAAGTGGTGATGATACAAATTTCCGTGGTCAAGGAATAGCATGTCTGTATATACGTCTTAAATATGATCAAAATGTTTTTACACAAGGTGTTCCATTATTCACAGCATTGGTGCAAGGCAAAAAGGTTTACGATCCAAGATCCTCATCTACTGCTTTTTCTGCAAATGCAGCGTTATGCATTAGGGACTATTTAACATCAAAATATGGATTAAATAATGCCACAGCTATCAATGATACGGTTTTCTCTACTGCCGCAAATACTTGTGATGAAACTGTATCTCTTAGCGGTAGTGGGAACGAAAAAAGATACGAAATAAATGGTGTGCTTTCTTTAGATAGACAACCAAAAGACATTTTGGGAGATATGGTTGCTGCATGTGCTGGAACACTTTTTTGGGGTCAAGGTGAATGGCAATTGAAAGTAGGTGAATATACTACTGCTGTCAAAACACTGACCTTATCAGATTTTAGAAGTGATGTTTCCATTATTACAAAACATTCCAGACGAGACAATTTTAATATTGTTCGCGGAACATTTAATGATAGTAGCGCAGATTATATAAGATCAGATTATCCAGAAATAAAAAGTTCAACATTCATAGCTAATGATGCAGGTGTAGAAAATGCATTAGATTTGCCATTACCACTTACAACATCAAGTGCAATGGCACAAAGACTTGCAAAATTGACATTGTTTCGCGCAAGAGAACAAATGACTGTTTCCGCAGATTTTAGTTTAGCAGCATTAGAGGTTCAGGTCGGAGACATAATAGGAATAACAAATTCAAGATATGGATGGAGTGCCAAAGATTTTGAGGTTATCGGTTGGAAATTAAAAAATGATAGAGATGGTGGAGAATTAGCAGTTTCACTTACATTACGTGAAACATCATCAGCAGCATTTTCATGGTCAGCAGAGGAAGCAGATTTAAAATCAAATGACAGTAATTTACCAAGTCTGACTGATAATTTAACAATTTCCAGTTTATCAACTTCTGGTGGTGGCAGAACACAAGCTGATGGAACTTTTATAAATAGTGTAATTGTTTCTTGGACTGCACCAAATAATTCTTTTATTTCTCATTATGAAGTAGAACATAAAGCAACGGCAGATAGTAATTACCAGTCTACAACAACTCCCGAAACAAGTATTGAATTAACACCACTTGTTGATGGCGTAGAATATCAAATAAGAGTAAGAGCTGTAACTGTACAAGGGAATAAGGGACCATTTGCAACAACAACCTTCACTGGCGGTGGTGATACTACCGCACCAAGTCTACCCACATCTATCTCTGCCACTGGGGGTTTTAAATTTATAACAATAAACTGGACAAACCCTGCAGATGCAGATTTGAATTTTGTTGAAATTTATGAAAATACCACAAATAGCTCAAGCGGTGCGACAAAGGTCGGTGTTTCTGGTGGTTCTACCTTTACGCGCACAGGCTTAAATTTAAATCAAACAAGATACTATTTCTTAAAGGCAGTTGACTTTTCGGGCAACGCATCAGCGTTTACAACGGGGGTATCAGCAACAACTACATATTTAGACGATCCAGATTTTGAGAACGGCATAAGACAAATATTTATTGATGCAGGTTTAGATATGATTGAACCTGTTTCTTCATTGCCGACAAGCGGTGATTTTGTTGGTCAAAATGTATATCTTACAACAAATGATCAGCTTTATGCTTGGGATGGGTCAAATTGGAATACAGCCGCAGGTGGAGCAAGTAGCTTCTCTGAGTTGTCAGGTTCTATTGCAGCAAGTCAAATACCTGATGGCACAATTGCAACAGCTAAAATTGCTGATGACGCAATCACGGCTGCAAAGATAGCAGCAAACGCAATTGGTGCAAATGAAATAGCCGCAAATTCTATCACCACAAACAAGATAGCAGCTAATCAAATAACAGGCGGTCTCATTGCATCATCAGGTATTATTACAAGTACAGCGCAAATAAATGACGCAATAATTACCGCAGCAAAAATTCAAGATTTAGCGGTTACAAGTGCGAAAATCGGAGATTTAGATGCTTCGAAAATTACCGCAGGTGAGCTTGACGTAGAGCGTTTTCCTGCATTGGGTCAGGCAAATACTACCATTTTTAGTAACAGTCTTACTAGAAATGGTACGGCAGCATCTGTCACTGTTTCGTTTTCTGGCGTAAAAGTAGGTGCGGACGTAATTGTTGTTGGACAGATTGGTGGTCACGCGAATAATGTTGAAAGTCCTTATTTAAGAGTAACCCCCAGTTCCTCCAACGTTACTTTAGCTAGTACGTCTTATAGAGATTTGAAAGCAAAAGAGGGTAGTATCACAATAAACCCACTAAGAGAATTTCAACCGATGGTAATGACTGGTACGACAACCTCCACCAGTGGATCGGTAGGTTTTTCAATACAGTTACGAGGGAATGATAGCGGTGGTGGAGGGTCACAAGGCACTATCGCAGTTTTAGTATTGTCAGGTTAAAAATGGATTACACAATTTATACTTCAGATGGGTCATACTTTGGAACACTTACTTGTTCGCAAGAAAGTCTAGCACCCATGATCCCTGAGGGTGGTTTTTACGTAGAAGGTCATCAGCATACATTATCTACTTGTGTAAATGGAATATTGTCAACTCCAAGTGATGCAGAAATAGAGACACAAACTTACGATTTGTACTTAGAAGGGTTCAGAGAAGAACGAAATAAACGGTTAGCAGATACAGATTGGACGCAAGTTTCAGATAGCCCTTTA